CTACCCACGCTTTCCGTGTGTTACCCGATCACCTTGCGACGGTGTAGGTCATGCGACTAGCCGATTGTTTAGAGCTGGAAGTTGCTCAGAGTGTAGAGAATGTACTCCATGTCAGAGGGCTTCCAGATGCTATTGAAGTGCAAGCCGGCATCGAATGCCATGAGCCAGCGCTTCTGTAATGGTGAGGTCTTACCGCGCTCCGCTTTGAGCTCTACCGCAAGCAGTTTTCCTGACACAGGATGCAGCAAGATCAAATCGGGGAAGCCTGCATCACCCTGGACATTGGTGAGCCAGCGTCCTCGAGAGTTCTGTGCCGGCAGATCATGATGAATCAGCCAGCCGTAACGCTTGGCAACACTGATCACGATCTCTTTCAGATCGGCTTCACTCATTGTCAAATCTGGCTTCATTCTTTTGCTTCGCGCATTTGTGCCGTCCAGATCTCATCGGAAAGGTTCTTTGCGGTCCATTGCAACTTTTGCAGCACATCATCACTGTGCAAGAACTCATGTCCAGTTTTTACGCGCTCAATTAGATCCAACACTCGGTCAAGAACGCTTATTAGTTCTTGTAATGTCATTTCTTCTCCTTCATACAGACGAGCAGAGTTGCCCAAATACCGAACACCATGCCGATGATGTTGAATGCCACATAGCTCATCCGCAAGCCACGCATGGAGCATCTACCCAGCCTGAGCCTTCAATGTGACGCTGCTTTGTGTCGTAGCAGGTCATGCACTTGTAATCCTGCTTCTTTGTTTCGCCAATGTGACCCTCAGAGAGCAGTTCACACTTGGCTGACAGGTTTTTGAGCTGCACGATCATTGCGAAGATCTGCTCTTTGATCTCTTGGATGTTGGTCGTGTTCACTTGAGCGCCTCAATCACTGCTGATGCTTCATGTGACTTTAGGAGCTCGAGCACGGCCTCATCGCTGTTCAGCGTTCGCTGGATGAGCTCCAACAGTCTGAGATCGTCTAACCCTGCATCTTTGGCAAGCTTCTTGATGTAGCCAAGTTGCTTTGGTGTGGCGAATGCACCAGAGGGAGTGTGCACTTGCATGGATGGTTGCCCGGCTGGGCGATCAGTAGTGGGCGCTAAGTTGCCCCCCAGCCGAGCTACCTTTTCCATCTCTTGTCGAGAAGGTCGGGGACCATTCCCTTGAGACTGAATTGGACAATTCGAGATCGCGCGTCCAATGGAAGAGGTCTCACAGTTTTCCACGAACGATGTTGAGTTCACTCCGCGATCGCTGTGAATCTCATGGGCATATCCGACTGACATCGGCTTGGCATCGTCAGCGCGGCGGTACAGCTCTGCTCGGAAGATACAAGAATCTCCGTCGTAGTTCATCATGCAGGTTTCAATGCGTGCATCTGGGTACGCGGTCCAGAAGCGCACAAGACGCTGCTCAACTGTCTCGTAATTGGATAGATCAAATCCCATCAGCAAGCCACCCAGACGATCGCATCATTGCCTGAGATGGTTTTGCGTGTGCGTCCTGAGTCCATGACTAGAGCGTCGCGCACAAGTGTGACACGCGAAGGACGAACAGTGTTGCCGGGCATCTCAAGTGTGCGTTCAATTTCTTCGTCTGTCATTCCACCGAAGAGCTTGATTGCGTTGTAGATCTTTTGACGCTTGGATCCTGATCGTGGGAATGCGTTCTTTGCAGCGTTCAGCGATGTTGGATGCGCTTTCTTTGCTGTGATCACCACATTGCGATTGACAGTTGGCACATATTTAGTGCCACCAAGTCCTGTGGTGATTTGGAATAGTTCTGGCTGATGGTCGGACATGTCGGATGCCTTTTCTATGAATGCGCCTCTAGCGCTTTGATTGCTAAGTCCAGTGTAGTCACATCGTAGAGAGGCATCGGATCATTCAATGAGAGTGAGTTTTTCATCGTGCGAAGACGACGAATGATCGATGCGTGAGGACTGTTGCTTACTGCCATGATCTCATTCATCAGACCGACCAGGGCCATTGTGTGATTAGTTTGCATTGCTTGATCCAATACCATTCTGCGTGTTTCTTCGGACAGTTCGCCTTGATTCCATGCAACGCCTTCGCTCATTTCACACTCCACGGTCCCCAGCCGAAGCCGTAACGCTCCACGCCGTAATTGTAAATTGCTAATCCTGCGCGCAAATTAGTCACGGGGTCTAGCAGACTTTTCTTGTCCGTCATCAGACCTTGAGCTCTAAGCCATTTCTGCCATCCGCCGAAATTGATCTGCAGAAGACCGTACGACCCACCGTAAGGATCTTTCAAGTTGGCAGCGTTCGGTGTGCAATTTGACTCTCTAGCCATAATTGCCTGGAGCACGGTCCGTTGATCTGCAGGCCAGCCGAGGTTGATTGCCAGAGCTGAGAACTGTTCGCAAGCTGTGGTGTAGGGATCGATATAGATCGTGGAGCTGGTGGTCGTTGTTGGCTGTATTAGGTATGGCTGGACGCTCATAGGTGCTAGGGCAATAGTCCCAGAAGGCTCTTTAGACGCGCTAGGAGCCCCTGTGAGAGCCGTAACCCCGAAGACTGTGCAAAGCACTAGCCCAATCAATTTCTCTGCAAAGTAGTTCATTTTTTCTCCAGTGGTATGGGCACGCCCCATGATGAAGCGTGCGATCTGAATGCAATTTGTCCTAGTAGATATTTTCCCGTTTCGGGCTCTGTGAAGATTTGTACGAGGATCTCTTGTCCGTTATCCATCACGCCGATATAGACGCTGTAATCAAAGAACTGTGGTTCACTCATAGTCACTTGCCTTCCGTCGGTAATTCGACCTTAGGGCATGGTTCAAGCTTTAGGTGGGATTTCCCCAAAGACCTTTAGGAATGCAGCTTTTACCCAGATCACCGAATCTGCAGCTTGTGGTGTGATCTCAATGTGGAACCAGTCTCCGCCGGGAGCGCCGTGGATCGTTGGCTTGTCGTACTTCTGCCATGCGTAGCGGTCACAGCGCCACGCGCGTCCCTGTGGCTCTGGAAAGTAGTCGAGGATGCACTGAAGACCGAGGTCGTTCGCGTTCGCTACGAGCTTGTCAATGAAGATAAGAGCTTCTTTGCGTCCTGCTTTTGGGTTCTTTTCGCTCTTGCGATACGAAAGATCTACAGCTCTGCCAGTGGCGTGAACTGAAAGCGATCCGGGCTTTCCGCGCATGTCACGCTGACCCCATGAACCGTTGTTCCATAGCGCTCCGTTTGATGCAGCGATGGCTTGCTTGATCCATTCGTTCATGCCGGCTCGAGGAGCTGGTGATGCTCCGTCAGCGTTGCCGATGTAATCCCTAGCGTTCGGGATCCCAGCTTTAGCTTTGGCTATCGCCACGACCAAATGCCGTATCTTTAGGGTTTACCCAGCGCAGCAACGGGGGGATGATTGCTGCGATTGCACCTTTACCGAAGTCGCGCGGATCTGTTGTGCCGGTGGAATAGACCGCGATGAGAGCTCCTACTACTGATCGCGCATAGCTGGCGAGCATGGCTTTGTCTTTAGCTTTCATCGTGTCCGTCCTTTTGTTTGTTCTTGAGTCCGTTGGATGCGAGTAATCCTATTAGACCGCCAGAGAGCGTCATGAGCATTGGGTTGAGTACTGAGAAGGCTTCTGCGTCGTTTGGTGCTTGCTCGAGTGGCTGTGTAACAAAGAGCAGACCGTAAAGAAGGGTAAAGATTGAGCCAACGAAAGCGAGTGTCAGACCACAGCCGACGATCAGGATCAGTCGAGCTTTGATTTCTTCGTTTGTGTATTTAGCCACAGCGACCAGTCCCAATTTGTAGATCTGATGAGATCGTTACTGGCTGATTGCCTGCGCGCACACAGTTCTTGCGCTCACGATCCGAGCATCCGGAGCATCCCCACAAGACCACTGCAATGAGCATGCCGTAGCCGATGAGGTAACGCCATTTCATTGTTACGGGTGAACAAACTCAGCAGTAAAACGGGCGTTAATAGTTCGGCTTGTTGAACCAGCGTTAGTTTGGAAAACTCTCATTTCAATGTAATCAGTTGTACCGTTGCAGAAAACATAACCAGGCAATGCGAAGTCATCGCTTGAGCCTTCTGTATCCATCTGGATTGGGATTGCTAGAGCCGCGCCATTTTTAATTAAACTCATAAGTGCGCGGGTCAAAGTACCGCCGCCAGTAATGTCATTGAGTTGCATCGTTACAAAGTAGTAACCCGAAATATTTGGCGTAATACGACTGGTATTTACGCTAGTGCTATGCCAGCCAAGAGGGTCAAGTACTTCGGTGCTGAATGTAACTTGGGTTGTCGTTGATGCTGGAATGACCATTGACGCATTTTCCAAAATGCACAACGGAATCGCGTTATTCAATTCTGATGCCGTCAATATCTGTCCAGCGGTAAATGTGCCAATGGTTGCCATAGTGTGTCCTAACTTAGTGCGTAGATGGTGTCTAATGTGGAACTGTCCAGAATGAACAGTTGATAGACGGTCGTCGGGGATGTGTAGATCGTGACCTGATGTGGCTGGCTGAATGAGATCCGATGCTCAATGCCTTCAATGAAAGACTCCTGTGCGATGACGCTGGTCGTTGTGGCTGTGGTCGTGATGGTCTTTTCAACGCTAATCGTGTCACCGATCTCAAGGATCGCCACATTGTCGCGCTCACCGGTAGAGAGCATCTGGAAGCCTGTGTTCACGCTGGTCAGCGTCGCGGTCGGTTCGCCTTGGATCAGATACGAAGCAAGATCAAGAGCTGCAGTGTCGTTGTGGACCAGGCTCTCTGTATAGGCCACAGCTTGAATGAAGTACTTGGCTTGGCTTGCTAGATCATCAACGGTCTCTGGTCCTGTCGCGCCAAGATGAGTCACGCTTGCGCGATTGACTACCTTGTCCGCGCCGAAATTGATGGACACAGAATCGTAGGGATAATGGCTTGGGTCGTTGTCACCAAAATCAACCGAAGCTCCAGCAAGCGTTGTGCCGATGCGCTTCTGGAATGTAAACACGCCAGAGCGGTCCACGAATGCGCGTCCTTGCTCTGCAGCCATGATGTCATTGAGATAGCCCTGAGCATTAGATCCGGACGGGACTGTGTAGGCAGCAGCACCGCCAAGAGTGACAGCTGATGTCTCTATGGATTGCTGACCTACGCCTTGAAAAGCATCTACTTCTGGAAGCGCAAGAAGCTCTACTACTCGAGCGGACGCGACTTGCTCGGTGACATTCCATTCATCTAGGAACGCTTGCGAAAGTAAATACTGGTCATCTATTGCTTGAACTGTCACTAGATCATTTCCGTCCAGATTGAACTGGTAGTCGTATGTAACGATAAAGCCTTGAAAGAGTGACTCTGCTACGCCGAGCGAGTTGTATCGGTAGAAGCGCACTCGACGCATAGGTGCGATGCCGGGCTCATTGTTCGCAGGATCATAGGTTGGGCTGTCCGTGTTGAACGGATTGAAGGCTCCATCCGCGAGCTGATCGTTGAGCGTAAAGTTCATAATGCCGGGCACGAACTGATCTCCGATGTCGCGTCGTCCTCTAGTGATGGACACATCAAGAACACCATCGGTTACATCTGCGAAGTCTGTGTTCGGCCCTAACTTGTAAGTCGTATTATCAAGAACGCCTTTGACACTTGAGTCCAATGTAAAGCTTGAAGAGTCCCAGCCAGTATCAATCTCTAGGAGATACTCACCAGATTGAACGACGGATGCGGGCATTAGTATTTTCCAGAGATAGGACGGACCGCAATGTCAGCTGGGCCCGATGCACGGTTGAAGCTCTTCACAGCGTCAATGACGACCTTGCCTGTCTGAGCGTTGGTCATGACTCCGCCGTTTACATTGACTGTGTAGTTGTTTCCGCCTCGAGCAGCTGCAGCACCACCAGGAGCCGAGGTCGGTGATGCTGGCGCGCCTGTGTTGATCGTGGAGACCGTGTTTGCAAAGTTCGCTCCAATGCCCTTGACATCTGCGAGCTTGAGGTTCGGGTTCTTGAGAAGAGTTTCGGCAGCTTGAATTGCTGACTGCACACCGGCTAAATACTGTTCGCCTTGAGTCACTCCAGCCTTGTAGAACTTGTCTGCAGCCAAAGTGCCCAAAGCATCTGCCACATAGTTCAGGTCACTGACCAGCGTGTTGATCCCATTAGGTCCTGAGATCGCGTCAGAGCCCCCGATAATGAGTTCGTTAGCGATTGCACTGCCAGCCTCTTGACCAGCCTCTAGGACGCTTCTCAGCGCGTCTTGTGACAGACCCATCTCAAGCAGTTTTTCAACCTTCTTTGAGAACGCTTGCGCGCCTGTTGCCTGCTGAGTCAGCTGAGCAAGGATCGTCGTGCCGGCTTCTTTGGCAGCGTCGGCTGCACCAGAGATTGAGAACTCGCCAGTGACCGACTCGGCGACGGTGCCCTTGAAGTCGTCGTAGGCCTTCTTAGCTTCTTCAAGCTTGCCTTTGGCTGTGTCAAGAGCTGCGCTGAACTGATCGGTCAGCTCTTCTCGAGCCTTCTTGATCTTCTCTGCCATCTTGTCCACCGCGCCACCAGCACCACCAGCAGCAACTTCGAGACCAGTGACCGCTTCTTTAGCCAAAGTGCCATTGTCCGCCATGCGCTGGAGCTGTGAATTGCTGTAGCCCTGCGTTGTATTGAACGCGCCAAGGCTCTCTTTCATTCCGTCCATCTGGCGCTTGTAAAGAGCGAACGCTGCAATACCTGCAATAACGACTGCGATGCCGATACCTGTCGCGATCTGGACAGCTGTGAAGGATGCTGCGAGTGCATAGTTCACTGCAGCTGTGATGACGCTGATTGCTTTCCACGCAGCCATCGCCACATTGGCTCCGACGATTGCTCCAGCGATGAGTCCGATGGCGGTCGCGATGCCGACGATCACGCCTGTGTTCTTTTGTGCCCAGATAGCGAAGTTGGTGAACGCGCCGACCATGACCTCAACGACTGGAAGGAGCGCGGTTCCGATTGCTTCTTTGGCTTCGCCGAGCTGGATGGTGAGGTTCTTGAACTTGCCCTGAGCTGTGTTCGCAGCTGTTGATGCAGCGCCACCAAAAGTCGATGCGAGCGACTGCATGACCTCATCAACTGACGCGCCATCTTTGATGAGCTTGAAGAGCTCTGGCGAGAGTTGCTTGATCGCTTTGGTGTTTCCGCCGTAAGCCTTGGACACGGCATCAGCAACTTCTTGAACGCCCTTACCTGTGGCAGCCGAGACATCAAGGACGGTCTTGAGCGCGTCCTGTGCGGTTGCCAGATCGCCTGTACCACGCACAAGGCTTGACAGTGCCGGACGGAGTTCATCGTCGGCAACTGCAGCGCTTCTAGACAGCGAAGTGATGAAGTCTTCATTGGCTTTGACTTGTGCTGTTGTTGCTCCAGTTGTTGCTTGGAGTTGGCGCGCAAGTTGTGCCTGTGCAGCTTGATCTTCTGCAGCTGCCTTTGAGCTCATGACAAGCCCAGCGGTCAAGCCACCGATCGCAGCTAGTGCTGGGACAAATGATTTTTTCAGCGCGAATGATGCCTTCTCTGCATTGGTTTCAAGTGCCTTGAACTGCTCAAAAGTTTTTTTGAGTCCGTCACCTTGGAAATCGGTGATGATGGGGATGCGAATAGCCATTAGATGTTGCTCCTACTCAGCGCGACAGTGAGCTGACGCTCAACTTCTTCGGTGATGTTTTTGATTGCTGCTTCGATGTTGTCTGTGTTCGCTTCCACTGCAGGCCACATTGAGCGCGATGCTTTGCCGAAGGTCTTGTCCATGTTTTCAATCAGCGTGTTGTTCCACTCGAATGTCCCATTCTTGCGCTTCTGGGATGAAGACGATCTGCCACCACGACCAGCGATATCAAACACAATGCCGGCAGGGTTCTTTTGTTGAATGATGAACGCGCTCAGAGTTTCGTATTGCGCGCCTTTGTCCATGTTCCGTTGGCGTGCGCGTCGAGTATCGATCTTGACGCTGATGTTCCTGTTCGCGATTGCTTTATCCCAAGGGAAGATGTGTCTCCA